GCCGCGGTGGGATTACCAATGCAAGTGCAGTTGGATACATTGATTTTGTATCAGGCGAGTTTCAAAGCGTAGCACTGAATACTGGACAACGCGATGTACTGCAAAAAATTTGTAAAGTCAATCCGTTGACATTTATCACCGGTACAGGACTTGTTAACTACGGTCAATTGACTCGTGCTAGAAATGCAAGCTCATTGGATCGCATCAACGTAGCTCGACTAATAGTTTATCTACGTCGTCAACTAAACAATCTAGCAAAACCATATATCTTTGAACCAAATGATAAGATTACTAGAGATGAAATTAAACAAGCCGCTGAAAGTCTAATGTTAGAATTAGTTGGACAACGTGCCATATATGACTTCTTAGTTGTATGTGATACTAGCAATAACACGCCGACAAGAATTGATCGTAATGAACTATATCTTGACATTGCCATTGAGCCAGTTAAAGCAGTTGAATTTATCTACATTCCACTACGCTTGAAAAATACCGGTGAAATCAAAGGCCTTGGCGGCAAATAATTAGGAGATAAAAATGGCAATTGCAACACTTTCAAAATTTACAGTACCTTTAGCTAGCGATCAGTCAGCTAGCGCACAGGGTATGTTAATGCCAAAATTAAAATATCGCTTCAGAGTGATGTTTGAAAATTTTGGTGTATCAACTCCAACAACTGAATTAACTAAGCAAGTTATTTCAGCAGCTCGTCCTAATGTATCGTTCGCACCGCAAAAAATTGAAATTTACAATTCAACAGTTAACTATGCTGGTAAATACACATGGGCACCAATTGCTGTTAATCTTCGTGATGATGTCACTGGTGCAGTCAGTAAGTTAGTCGGCGAACAGATGCAGAAACAATTTGACTTCTTTGAACAAAGTAGTGCAGCCAGCGGTGCTGACTATAAGTTTACCATGCGTATTGAAATGCTAGACGGCGGCAACGGCGCCAATGCAGTCACTGTCTTAGAAACATGGGAATGTTATGGTTGCTTTGTAGTTTCAGCAAACTATCAAAGTATTGCCTATAGTGAGCAGACTCCTGCACAGATTGATCTATCAATTCAAATGGATAACTGTATACAAACTCCGCAAGGAACAGGTATCGGTTCAGTAGTGGGACGTACAATAAATACGCTGGCCACAGGCGGCGGTATTTAATAATAAAAGGACTGGCAACAGTCCTTTTTTATGGGTTGTTATTAACTACGTAGTTAATTTGGTTCGATAAATAATTACATGGCAAACTTATTCGAAGGCTTTCTAAACAACACACTTTATGGTGCTACACATCCTAAAGGGCAACTAGGCGACTTTCAACATGCTGCCCGGACCTTTACAGATGATACTTTTAGACTAGCACCTAAACAAAAATTCTTATTTCATGTTAGTTTTAGCATTAACACTGATGCTCTTAAAAACACTTCACTAGATCAACGACACCGTAATGAAATCAACCTCATGGTGAAGAGTGTTGCTCTACCAAATTTTACTATAAAAACAGAAACGGTAAATCAATACAACAGAAAAAAGATTGTACAAACACAAATAGATTATCAACCAGTTTCTTTTAAATTCCACGATGATAACATGGGGTTAGTAAATCAATTGTGGCAAAACTATTATGGTTACTACTATGCAGATTCAAGAACAGCAAAATCAATCCCTGGATCTTATAATAGAACTAGTATGCGTGGACAAGAATTTATTAGAGGACGTTACGGGTTTGACAATGATAGTTCTATTCCGTTCTTTAGAAAAGTGACAATATATCAAATGGCTAGACATCAATTTGTTAGCTATACTCTAGTTAATCCTATCATTACTTCATGGAACCACGAACAATTAGATTATGCAAATGGTTCCCCCCACGAAAACAGTATGTCGTTAGGCTACGAAGCAGTGTATTATGGATCGGGTAGAGTTCAACGAGGTAATCCTGAAGGATTTGCTCTAGAACATTATGATCTAAGTCCAAGCCCGCTGAGCGTAGCAGGTGGGGGCACGGCAAGTTTGTTTGGAGACGGCGGAGTTATTGCCGGAGCATCAGAAGTGCTCGGTGATATTTTTAGTGGCGGCGCATTTGAAAATCCTGCTAATTTTATCTCAACTGCAATTAAAACCGTTAACACTTATGAAAATTCTAAGAGATTAACCAATGCTGGAATTAAACAGGAAGGCAAGAATATAATTACTAAAACTCTTAATTCTGTAGCTACTCAAGGAGTAAGCGGAATCAATGGCGTTGCGTTCCCACAAACACAGGTTAATTCTACAAATACTAAAGCTGTACCTAGATTTTAATTATGATAAACAATTTACCCCAATCAACTAATAAAGACAGTTCAACGGAAGTCAAAAGTTTCTTTGATAAATTTTTCCTGCATGAAGTAAGTTTCCCAGCCGCTGAAATTGACGCTATTGTGACGTTCTTTTTAAAAAGAGGATTTGATACAGATGCTAGCCGTAGTGTTGCTATCATACTATTAAATCAAGCTAGAAATGATAATGTTAATGTTTTTAAATTAATAGATACGCTTAAAGGTCTAACTGATCTACAACTAAGCCAAGTAGTTGCAGAAGTTCTTAACAATTATCGAGAAAAAACTAGCGTCATGGGTTATAAAATTGCCCCCATTGACGATACCTTTGAAAGTCGTAATATTCTAGTATGAGTCGTTTTGCTCAGGGTAAATTTGTTCCTAAGAATCCACAAAAGTACATAGGATTAAAAACTCCCACATATAGAAGTAGTTGGGAATGGCAGTTTATGCAGTTCTGTGATACAAATGCAGCCATACATCAATGGGCATGTGAAGCAATAAGAATTCCCTATAGAAATCCTCTGACTAACAAAAATTCTATATATGTTCCTGATTTTTTTATACAATACGTTGATGCTAAAAGTCGAACAAATGTAGAACTAATTGAAATTAAACCGCAAAATCAAGCATTTTTAGAAGATGTAGGTAAGAGTAAAGTACGACAAGCACAGTATATTCAAAATCAAGCTAAATGGGCCGCTGCTAATGCATGGTGCCGACAGCAAGGCATAAAATTTAGAATTATCACTGAAAATGACCTGTTTCACAACGGCTCAAGATAAGTAAAGTATGACTAAAAAACTTGAGGAGATTTTAAATCTTCCAGAAAATAAAAAACTTATTAAAGCTGAGGAAAAGCGAAAAGATGATCTTCCTCAAGCACAGCCATTCCTTAGAGACATTGAAGAATTTGATAAAATTTCACAATCACTACCTCAGGTCAAAGGACTAGGCGATGCCAGCGATGCAGAGTTTGATTCATTGGCGCAACGTGCTACAGATGCCTACGACGACCTAATGGATTTAGGCATGAATGTAGAAGCACGGTACAGTGGCCGTATCTTTGAAGTAGCAGGCGGCATGCTTAAAAATGCCATTGACGCAAAGGCTGCAAAGATTGATAAAAAACTTAAAATGATTGAGCTTCAACTTAAAAAACAAAAGTTAGATCAAGATGCTCAGGGCGGCGAAGGCGGCCTTACTATTCCAGGCGACGGTTATATTGTTACAGATCGCAATAGTCTACTGGAAAAACTAAAAAATATGAATAAATAATGTATACGGAATCTATTATGACCTCATTTAAAGAATACCTAGCAGAAAGCAAAAAAACTTACTCGTTTAGAGTTAAAGTTGCCGGCGAGATAGAAAAAAATCTTGCATCTCGTGTCAAAGAAGCATTGGCAAAATACGACTGCGGAAAAGTAAGCGCAGCCAAAAGAACACCTATCCAAGAAACTCATATAGATTTTCCGGAACTTAAGAACATAGAAGTTAACACATTTGAACTCGAATTAAACTATCCAACAACTAGTTTTGTTCTAAAAAATGAGTTATCTGAAAAATTAAATATCCCCCAAGCATTAATTAAAGTTCGTAATCCAATAGAAGAAGCGGAAGCGGAAATGAATCATGCCCACATGCTTGCACCGGGGAACGGTGAATCGTTATTGGAAAAAGATTACGAAAAAAATGCTGATGGTCAAAAGCTAGTTGGACAAGATCACGTTACTAGTTTCTTAAAAGAACTTAATAAAATTAATGCAGATCGTAAAGCGAGTATAACAAAAACAGCATCAACAGAAAAAGTTGAATCAACTACTGTAGAATTTGAAACTCCTAAAGAAGGTCGTAAAGGTCCATTAGGCGGCATTAAAAACATTGATCCACAAAAAGGAAAAACAAAATGAATTTTAGAGACTTATATCAAAAAATTAAATCTATCGAAGAAGCCGGTCCGGCAATGATGGATCCCAATGCAATAATGCAACAACAAATGGGCGCAATGCAAGCTAAGATGCCTAATTTAGATCCTGCCACTATGATGAAGAATCAACAGGCAAGAATGGCACAGATGAAGGCCAAGCAACCTGTCTCTTCACAAGGTACATGGACGCAGCAAGGTGTTCCTGCAGGCCAACCGGCTGCACCAACAGCACCAACTATGCCAGTGCCGCCAACACCGCCACAAGCCACAGCAACAACTACAGGCGGTACTGCTACAACAAGAACATCCACCGCACCAGCAGCAGCACCAACTCAAGATGTAGATTGGGAAGAATCAATCGATAACACTCCAGAAAAGCCTGTAGAAGAATGTGGGCCAATGGGGCCAAGTGGTATGATGGGTATGCGAGATCAACAGCAAGACAGTGTCAACATGAATCTTAGCATGAATGGCCAAGGCGTTGGTGGTATTAGAGATTTAATGTCAATCTTAAAGAACATTGAAACTGGCGGCAGCGCCGACCGTGTGCAACCTGATAATCTTGAACTAGATATTAAGAGCATGCCTCATCCACACGAAAAACCAGACCATAGCGAGCACGATGGCCTTGTGTTTGGCAACGACATGGAAGAAGAATACGCTAATCAACCTGATGAAATGTACTCAACTATTGACGATATTACAAATATTGGATCAAATGCTGGTCGTGGCGATAACGAGCGTCCAAAAGTTAATGGAGGTGGTAACCCTTATACCGCTACTTCAGAAGGTATTAAACGACAATTACAAAATCTATATCAAGAAGTTAAGAGTAGATAAACTGACTTTAAGTCGCTCAAATGGGCTCTTCGGAGCCCATTTTTTTTAGTAAATAAGCATATGGGAAAAAGCCTCGACGGCGTCTTAATTAAAAAGGCGCACAAGCAAGAACGATTCACTGAACAACAGGTTCAAGAAATGCTCGCCTGTGCAGATCCTGTCACGGGTTACGATTATTTTGTTAAAAATTTCTTTTATATACAACATCCTGTAAAAGGAAAATTATTATTTGAACCGTATGGATATCAAGAACGACTGCTACACAGCTATCACGATAATAGATTTAACATTAACATGCTGCCTCGACAAAGCGGTAAGACAACCTGTGCCGCTGGATATTTACTATGGTTTGCAATGTTTCGTCCAGATCAAACAATCCTAGTGGCCGCGCACAAGTATACAGGCGCCCAAGAAATTATGCAGCGTATTCGATATGCCTATGAAGATTGTCCTGATCATATCCGTGCAGGTGCAACAAACTACAATAAAGGTAGTATAGAATTTGACAACGGAAGTCGTATAGTAAGCGCAACGACCACGGGTAACACAGGGCGTGGTATGAGTATATCTTTACTATATTGTGACGAGTTTGCCTTTGTGCAACCCAACATTGCTACAGAGTTTTGGACTTCTATCTCCCCTACACTGGCTACTGGTGGTCGAGCAATTATTACATCAACACCCAACAGTGACGAAGATGAATTTGCAACTATCTGGAAAGAAGCCAATAAGAAATTTGACGAATTTGGTAACGAAACTGCGTTAGGTATTAACGGATTCTTTTCTTATACAGCCCACTGGAATGAACATCCTGATAGAGATGATGCGTGGGCAGCAATTGAAAAAGGACGTATTGGAGAAGAACGTTTCCGTCGTGAGTACGGTTGTGAATTCTTAATCTATGACGAAACTTTGATCAACAGTATTAAACTTAGCGAACTAGAAGGAAAAGAACCTGTTAGTCGAATGGGGCAAACTAGAATATATAAAAAACCAAAAGCAGGCAACATATATGTTGTTAGTCTTGACCCTAGTCTGGGTACCGGTGGAAATTATTCTGCTATCGAGGTAATAGAATTGCCTAGCTTTGAACAAGTTGCCGAGTGGCATCATAACGAAACTCCTATACAAGGACAAGTACGAATACTTCGAGATATTTTAAAATGGATTGAAGACAATGTAGGTTCGGATAGTGCCGGGGATATATATTGGTCAATAGAAAACAATAATATAGGAGAAGCTGGACTAGTTGTAATTAAAGACATAGGCGAAGATCAGTTTCCGGGACTGTTTGTATCAGAACCAATGCGTAAAGGTCATATACGTAAGTTTAGAAAAGGTTTTAATACTACTCACGGTAGTAAAATTGCTGTGTGTGCTAGATTAAAGCATTTAATTGAATCTAATACACTTAAAATAAACAGCAAACCGTTGATAGTTGAACTTAAAGCATTTATAGCACAAGGCGTAAGTTTTAAAGCAAAATCTGGAGAATACGACGATTTAGTATCGGCGTTGTTGCTGGCAATACGGATGAGTCAGGTATTAGCAGATTGGGATCCTAGAGTATTTGAAACATTAAGCAGCAGAGGAGAGTTTGGCGATGAAGACTTTGAGCCGCCAATGCCAATATTTGTTTCTTCGGGCATGTGATAAATAGTACTATGAATGCAAATCTAAATAATATCGCCGAAGAACTGTTTGGAAAAATACGTACAAGATTTCCTAAGATTGACTTAGGAGATGAACAAGGTAAAGTTATTGACAACGAAGATCAGCTTAAAAACGCAAGATTTTTTGATTTTGACTACGTTAAAGAAGGTGTGAGTTTAGGATCAGTTTCTATTAAGTTGTCAGAAGAGAAGGGATTGACAGTTATGTACAGTAATGACATAGCAGAAGGTCAATCACAAAATATTGTTAATGAATGGTACGGATTCTTAAAATCATTAAGAGAATTTGCAAGAAGAAGACTGTTAAATTTTAGTACTAGAAATCTTGTTAAATCTAATTTAGATAAACGAGATTATAATTTTTTATCCAAAACTGGCGGAGACGGGCAAATGACAGAAAGTAAAATGCGAGGAACTAATAGAACTAGTTTCCAAGATATAGGCGAAGCAAAAATTATTGTCAAACATTCACAGAATGTAAACTATGATAATCCAGCTGGAAGAACACTACACATTGAAAGTATTTTTATTGAAAATGCTAACGGTGAGCGATTCTTATATCCTTTTAAACATCTAAATGGTGCTAGAGCATTGGCACAACACGTTGCTCATGGCGGTAATCCGTATGATGCTATCGGCGAACATGTCATTGGCCTTTCAGAGGAATTATCAAAATTACGATTCTTTAAAGGTTATGTTGGACGCCAAGATCAAATTTCAGAAGCAATGAGTTCAGTTACTGGTAAAGTTATCGAACGCATTGAACAAGTTAAAAAAGAAATTCATCAATTACAAAGCGCCACACATTATAATTCATTTGTAGAATCATTTGCTCAATCTGAAGCACAACAAATCCCAGAAGATTTAGTTAATGATTGGGTTGACAAATTAACTATTCGTAATTTTAACGAAGCATTGAAAGATGTTTTCCCCTACATTTATAAATTAGTTGGTGAAAATTCTAACGTTACAGAATTAACACCTGATGATTTACTAGGTGAAGAATCAGAAGAAAAATGTGATGACTGTCGTAAACCAGTCGACGATTGTGAATGTGATGATCACGACCACAACAAAGATATTAAAGAATTTTCAGACTTTGAATACGCATTAGAAGATATTATTTCCGAAGATGAAGGTATTACTAGCAGTGATGATGAAGTAAAATCAGCAGCATTAGAAAAATTAAATCAATTCTTATCAACAAATCCTACAGCAGGAACCGACGGTACTAATGCTACTATGAGTTTAAAAGACATTATTAAAGATGCTAAATTCATTAGTGTGCTTAAGAGTCTTCCAGGAGAAACAGAATTAGCTCCGGTTATTAAAGGTTATCTAGAAACAGAACACCCCGAACTAGTTGATCAAGTAACATTCCCTGAAGCAGGAGCAACACCAGTTGCACCAGCACCAGTAGCGGCAGAGCCAGTAGCGGCAGAAACACCACCCGCAGCACCAGCTGCACCAGAACAAGGAGCAGCAATGCCATTAGAACAACCAGTAGCAGCAGAAAGTAGTGATGACGCACCATTTGACGGCGGCCGTCCAATAAAAGATAAAAAAGATCAATTTGGTAACGTTGTTAAAAAACGTGCCCAACATTCAGCCAAGCAGGGACTTGCCGCAGCCATTGAAAAGGCACGTAAAGCAGGAATGAAAAGTGAAGACATTATCGAAGTCGGAGGACAAAAAATGTCATTAAGTGAACTTGCAGAACGTGCCGGCATTGAGCTAACACCACATCCAAAAGAGATTGTGGAGTTTATCAAATCATTCTATGACAGAGAGCATGGAACATTTCCTAAAGGTGAGACAGGTGTATTAATTGCCACAGAAAAGAAATTTGGTGACAGTGCTACACCGATTGCACATCGTGTTATTGAAACACTATCACAGATTAGTGAAACACACCGTATGAGAAAATTAGCCGGCCTGAGACCAGATAATATGGCATTTGAAAGTGTTACATACGAATCATTGATGTTAGAAGCACCAGATCCGGCTGTAATGCAACTACAACAACAATTGATTGCCAAGGGTGCAAAGATTAAAGCCGACGGTATTATGGGACCAGCTACGCAGGCTGCTCAGGCACAATTTGGTATTAGTCCAGCAGCACAGGCCGTAGGTACAACACCAGCTAAAGGTAATAAACCAGATGGCACACCTGGCCAAAGACCTACTATGCCAAGAGATCCACGCCTGTTAACAAACATCGATGGCGGTGCCGGAGCAATTGCCCTTGCACAAGCCAGTGCTGCTAGAAATCAGAAAAAACCAGCAGGCTCAGCAGCTCAACCAACGCCGGCAGCTCCGGCAGCTCCAGCAGCACCAGTTGCACCAATCAGCGGTGGCGGTACTCCAATGAATGCCGCAGATCTAGCAAAAGCACAAGGTAAAGAACCGGCACCGGCTGCAGAACCAGCAGCAGATCCAAATGCACCGGAACAAGCAACTATGGCAGATGGTCCAGCAGGTAGCCAAGCTCAAACAGCAGGCGGCTCGAATGAATTAGCCAAGGCCGGCATAATGGGTGGTAAACCAGCAGCAGCACCAGCAGCAGATCCAACCGCAGCAGTTAATCCAATGGCTGGTTTTAAAAACAGTGGCGGTAATGGAGGCGGAGCTGGTCCATCATATGCAGGCCAAGGCGGCAATCAAACTACACCAGCAGCGGCACCCGCTGGACAAGCAGCGCAACCGGCTCCATTATCTACAGTACAACCCGCAGTTACAAGTCCTGTATCAGGTCAACAATGGAAAACAGGTGATGGTAGCACACTTAAATCAAGGTCTGATCTTGAAATTGCCTGGTCAAACCAGCCTGGCAACAGAGGTAAAACATATCCAGGAGATGCTGCGGCACAACAACATGTTAGTGCAGATGATGCTAATCGCCAAACGAATTTAAACGCTCTTAAAGGCCTATTTGGCGGAAATAAACCACCTGCTGGACAAGCAGCTCAACCAGCACCAGGTGCTGCGGCGGATGGTGGCCCTGCACCTACTCCTGCACAGTTAAAGTGGCTCGGTGGCGCTGACCCAACTGATAAATTTATTCTTGCTAGAATGAGAAAGGCTGTACCAAATGCTCCAGCGGCTGAATCGGTTAGCTTTAAGAATGATGAATTGAGCAGAATTATTAATCTAGTACATCATAGATAATTGGTGAAATAACTCAGTTTTAAGCAAGATATCTCTTGCAAAGCTAAATAAAAACGTATACAATAACATGTATGCGTTTTTTGTTTTACAAGGTGTAAAACAATATAGGCAAAACAAATAGGCTAACAATAGGAGATAATCATGGCATCATTAGCTGAAATTCGCGCAAAACTAAAGGAACAAGAAACCCGCTCAACAGGCGGAGAAAGAACAGGCGGAGATAATTCAATTTATCCGTTCTGGAATTTAAAAGAAGGTTCCGAATCAACAGTCCGTTTTTTACCAGACGGCAATCCTGATAACACATTTTTCTGGGTAGAACGTGCAATGATCAAATTGCCATTCGCCGGAGTCAAAGGTGAATCAGAAAGCAAACAAGTAACCGTAAATGTTCCCTGCATGGAAATGTATGGCGAGACATGCCCAATTCTTGCAGAAGTACGTGGTTGGTTTAAAGATCCAAGTCTTGAAGACCAAGGCCGTAAGTACTGGAAGAAACGTAGTTACATTTTCCAAGGGTTCGTTGGTGACGATGGCCTTAAAGAGGAAAGCAAGCCAGAAAATCCAGTACGTAGATTCATCATCGGTCCACAGATCTTCCAATTGATTCGTGGCGCATTGTTGGATCCAGAAATGGAAGACCTGCCAACAGATTTGGTCAACGGTGTTGATTTTAAATTGATCAAGACTAGTAAAGGTGGTTATGCTGACTACTCTACTAGCAAGTGGAGTCGTAAAACTCGCCCATTAAATGACGGCGAACAAGACGCACTCAAAGCCCATGGCTTGTATAATCTTAAAGATTACTTGCCCAAGAAGCCAGGTGAAGTCGAAGTTAAAGTTATCAAAGAAATGTTTGAAGCGTCAGTAGACGGCGAAGCATTTGATATGGCTCGTTGGGGGCAATACTTCAAACCAGCAGGTATGGGTCAGGCAACTGGAGATCCTAATTCTTCAAAAGCCAAAGCGGCAGTAGTAGACATTGACGACGTACCGTTTGACGGTGGTCGTACTGTTAGCACTCCTGCGCCAAAAGCAGACAGCACTCCTGCATCCGGTGGCGACAGCAAAGCCCAAGACATCTTGGCAATGATTCGCAATCGTCAGAAAGCATAAGTGAAACACAGCTTGGGCCTCTGCGACTCAGTCGTACGCCCAGGTTATCATCATAGGAGAAAATAATTATGGCTACAAAAGCCTTCGATTTATCGAAGTTTCGTAAAACCTTGACCAAGAGCATTGACGGTCTAGGTGTTGGCTTTAACGACCCCACCGATTGGGTTGGTACTGGCAACTATGCTCTAAATTATCTTATCAGTGGAGACTTCAATCGAGGCATTCCACTGGGCAAGGTTACTGTGTTTGCAGGTGAAAGTGGTGCAGGTAAATCATATATTTGTTCTGGTAACATTGTTAAGAACGCACAAGAACAAGGTATATATGTTATCTTAATTGACAGCGAAAATGCACTTGACGAAAAATGGTTACACGCACTTGGTGTGGATACCAGTGAAGAAAAACTTCTTAAACTCAATATGGCTATGATTGACGATGTGGCTAGAACTATTCATGAGTTCATGAAAGAGTATAAGGAAATGTCAGAACGTCCCAAGGTCATGTTTGTCATAGACTCATTGGGCATGTTACTTACTCCCACAGACATTAATCAGTTTGAAGCAGGTGATTTGAAAGGTGATATGGGTCGTAAACCCAAAGCACTAACGGCACTGGTTCGTAACTGTGTTAACATGTTTGGTAGTTATAATGTGGGTATGGTCTGTACTAATCACACATACGCAAGCCAAGATATGTTTGATCCAGACGACAAAATTAGTGGTGGACAAGGGTTTGTCTACGCAAGTTCAATAGTTGTTGCTATGAAAAAACTCAAACTCAAAGAAGATGAGAATGGTAATAAAGTTTCAGAAGTAAATGGTATTCGTGCCGCATGTAAGATTATGAAAACACGTTATGCTAAACCTTTTGAAACACTACAGATTAAAATTCCATACGAAACAGGTATGAACCCTTATAGCGGTCTTGTTGATCTTTTTGAGAAAGCAGGACTATTAGTACAACAAGGTAATCGACTAAAGTGGGTCGATCCAACTACCGGAGAAGAGTTCGTATTCTACCGAAAAGATTGGATAGATGATAAATTAGATATGATAATGAAGAATTATCATTTAACTAAAAAATCAATGCCCATTTTAGAGGAGAACAAAGAAGATGTTGAATGAGACACAAATTGGTGATATTTGGCTTTTGTTTAAAGAATATGTAGACAAAAAAGTACAAGATGCAGCCGCTGAAAGATTTGTTGATTTAATGGCAGATCACGGTGTGAGTGATAAAATTTTTGAAGATGCGCTAGGTTCATGCGACATGCTCGACGATGCTATCAATTACTATCTTGACAAGGATTCTGATGACGAAGAGCCAGAGTACTACGAAGACGACGAAGATTATTAAGTATGTGGTATTCTAAGATAAGCAAAGACATTTCTTACATTCCTGACGCTGTTGAATACTTCAATGCCGAATTACAGGCTGCAAAGTTAGATGCTCGCATAGCGGGGAATATTGAAAAGGCAGCAGCCAGTATGCCAGGCGTCGTGGAACATAGGTTTAACCAATTGCAAGAAATTGAAGCTATCTTAGAATATCTCAACATTGAACTTCGTCGTCTTAGAAGTATGCATTTTCGAAAATATCTCGAAAATTACCAACGTGCTCTAAGTAGTAGAGACTGCGAAAAATTTGTAGAAGGTGAAGTTGACGTTGTTGACTTTGAAAAAATCATTAATGAGTTTGCCTTGTTAAGAAATCGATGGCTAGGCATCACTAAGGCGCTAGATCAAAAGCAATGGCAACTGACCAACATTGTAAAACTGCGGATTGCCGGAATGGAAGACGCATCAATTTAATTCTTGACTTTCTAATTGTAATGTGTTAAAATTACTTTATGATTACAATTGATAATTTACTCTTACAAATTGAAAATTACGGATTTGAAAAATTCACGTCGTCTATTTCCAGACGTGATCTACGTATTTTAAGAAATTTGGCAAATCTGGTAAAATCTCCAAATTTTATCACCGAAAATCAAAGTAAGTTATTAATTAAACTACTAACTGAAAATTTTAAACACTTAAATTTTCTAGGGGCTAAGTTACCCGAATCACTGGATGACCCGTGTTGGTCCAAACAATTTAGAGATAGTGACGATCCTAAAAAAATCACCATTTTTAGCGTCAATGACGAAAAATTCATAAAAATTGAGACCGTTTTAAATTCATACATTACAAAAATAATTGCAAGTATAGAAAAAAATGGTGGCAGTAATATAAACACACATAACAGTAAAACAGCGTTAGTACCGTTATCAGAAAAAAATGTAGTCTTAACAGTAGATGCGTTTAGACCTGAAAATTTTGACATTTCTGATGAAATTTTGGAATTTTATAATACCATCACATCATGGTCTAAAGATGAAATGGCATCAAAATTTCAACTTGAGACCCTGGACAACAAAAAAATCCTAAACAAGTTAGAAGACGAATTAGAGTTAAACTCATCCACTGACGAACTCCTTTTTGCAGACCGAAAAATTCGGTATCAGTACCAATTTTCACCAAAAACTGAGCCTAGCACCTTAAAAGAAATCATTGCCCATAGGACGTCAAACAAGGTTTTCGTTGAGTCAACAAAATATAATTTTGAAGAATTAGTTGACTCTTTAGTGGCCTTGAAAAAATTGCCAATTTTGCTAGTTTTTAGTAATTTTTCAGAAAGTGAGTGCCTTAAGCAGATAGACATGCTGTCGGCAGTTTTAACTAAAAAGAACCTCATTGATGATGTGGGAATTTATTTTAGATTTAAGAATGTAGGTAAAGGACAAGATTTCAATCAACGAATTGCCACTAAGAAATTTAATAAACCATTAGATACTACCACAAAAATTGCCGGAGCAGTTAATGGAAAGCTGGCAAAATTTTTCCTAAAAACAGATTGGCGACCAAATAGTGTTATTACCTTTACTAATAGTTTAAGGCATAATAAAACTTCTGTCTATTGCAATAATTGTGATTTGATAGTATACTATACAGATAAATTACCATTAGTTATTAGCACATGACATGTAGATTGATTATTAAAGACGAAGTGAATATTAAGCTCGAAGGGCTTGATGTTGAAGCACGACGAAAGTTAGCAAATACCTTCAAATATGAAATACCTTATGCCAAATATCATCCTGCATACAAACTAGGTCGATGGGACGGCATGGTTAGTTTGTTTGGTCTAGGTGGTAACGGATACCTAAATCAAATGGAGAAAATTCTTGAGGTATTGAATAAATTAGGTGTTGAAATTGGAGAAATTGAAGACCTAAGACTCAAGCATGACTTAACATTTAATGCTGTAACAGAAACATATTGGGCCGATCAAGGTAAGGTGTGGCCTGTAGGTCATCCACAAGAAGGACAACCTATCATGCTTCGAGATTATCAAATTGAAGCTATCAATCTATTCTTGGAAAATCCACAAGCATTACAACAAATTGCCACAGGTGCGGGAAAAACAATTACCACTGCTACACTGGCACATCTCTGTGAAAAGATAGGAAGATCTATTGTTATTGTTCCTAATAAAAGTCTAGTAGAACAAACTGAAGAAGACTTTGTCAACGTGGGATTAGATGTCGGCGTATACTACGGTGACCGTAAAGATCTTAACAAAACTCACACTATATGTACATGGCAATCATTAAACATCTTAGATAAGAAAAGTAAGAATCTTGAACACAGCATAGTAACACTAGCTGAATTCCTTGACGGAGTTAAGACTGTTATTGTTGACGAGGTACATATGGCCAAGGCCGAAGTACTTAAAAATCTGCTTACACAAAACTTATCTAATGCGCCTATTCGCTGGGGACTAACAGGTACAGTTCCCAAAGAAGCATTTGAAAACGAAAGTATATTTGCCAGCATAGGACCAGTTATAGGTGGTATTAGTGCCCATGAATTACAAGAACGTGGTGTGTTATCAAACTGCCATGTTAATGTGGCACAGTTAGTTGATGTACAAGAATTTAGAAGTTATGCCGAAGAAAACAAATATCTTGTCACTGATGATCATAGGATGGCGTTTATTAGTAAACTAATTAATACAATATCAGAAAGTGGAAACACTCTAGTATTAGTTAATAGAATCGAGACGGGTAAATTTATAATAAACGAATTGCCAGAGGCTGTATTTGTATCCGGTGCAGTTAAAACTAAAGATCGTAAAGAAGAATATGACGAAATTAAAACAAGTGATAACAAGATTATTGTGGCGACTTATGGTGTGGCCGCTGTGGGTATTAATATCCCTAGGATTTTTAATATGGTTCTTTTGGAACCCGGAAAGAGCTTTGTTCGCGTTATACAAAGCATTGGCCGAGGTATTCGAAAAGCCGAAGACAAAGACTTCGTTCAAATCTGGGACATCACATCAACCTGTAAATATGCAAAAAAGCATCTTACAGAGAGGAAGAAATTTTATAAGGAAGCCAAATATCCGTTTACGATTGAAAAAGTAGACTGGCAAAAATAATTATGCATATATTAACATTAGACAACACAACATTTGAATTAAATAATCTTCCAGATGAGGTAGACGAAAACACTAGATTTGCAGTCTTAGATAACAGCGACCCTAAAGAACCTGATTTCTTTTTTATGCCTTTAATATTTCTTGAAAGTTTTAATGCACCCGCAATGGTACTTAGAATTGGCGAAGATGAAATTAGTATGCCATTAGATTGGTGTATAGCAGTTGGCGATAGTAGCAGTGCCAGCGATATTGAGATATTGCCATTGACCAGTTTAAATGATAGGGGATTTGAAGCTCTGGTGTTTAATCCACTTAGTAGTTTTAGAGTAGAGTTTAAACGAATTGAAATTATTAATTTTTACAATGACGTTAAATGGTACTTTCCAAAAATGAAGAATGGACAATTATTATCAGTTCCTACACAACTAGGACACAAACCAAATTGTTCATACTTTGTTAAAGAAATTAGTCGTCAAAGTGAAATTATACTATTAGATAAAATTTTGTAATATGGGAACGCTTAAACCGGGTGCAACTTATATCTACGAACGCAACGGCGAAGAAATATATGCCCGCGAGTTCGGTGAAACAGAACGTAAGTTGATCGGATACAAATACGAAATGGAAGGTAAACCGGATCCACGTACTAGTGACGGTAGACCATTAGTTGAGCATATACGAGAAGATAAACTATGGGGAGAGATTCGGAGAGAAGCAAAAATCAATCCGGCTTTACAAAAGGCTCTAGATCGTGCTATACTAGTATATCGTTTAAGCAAAGATAAACCACAATGAGCACTGAACAAGATAAATTTAAACATTCTAAGCGTCTACTTAAAGATGAAAATGCTATCAACAAACAAGTTAAAATTGCCAAGGCAGCAGGCGTGACAATTGACGAACCCCATAAATTTGTCAAGCATCACGCATTGGATTGTGGTAATCCAGAGTGTCCAACATGTAGTAATCCACGAAAACTTTTTAAACAACTGACTATTCAAGAACAACGATTATTTCAAGATGTAGATACTCCTCGAGATAGACACAGTAACGGAAGTAAATACGAAAATGAGTGAAAAGATTGAACTAAAAGCAAAACTTGCAGCCGTCGATGTTGGCTATAAAGGATTGTGGGATGAAATAGATGCCAACCAACAGAAAGAACTTAAAGGCGAGTTCTTTATCCTCAATAGATTTATATCAAACGTTAACGGTCAGAGCAGAGATATACAAGAACATTTTGTATTAACTGTCAACGAGTACTACAATAAGCATTGGAATACACTACAGCAGCATCCTAAACTGTTATGGCAATTATTGTGTATGTGCAGTCATGAAAGCAAGAAGATATTCTTTCACGAATGGATTAAACTAGAAAAAACTAAAGGTAGTACTAAGAGTGCTAAGTTTTTAATGGAGATACATCCTACGGCAAAAGTAGACGACATTGAAGTAATGTTACAACTAATGACTGGAAAAGAAATGCGAGAACTTGCTCGTCAGCACGGGTATGATGATAAACAAATTGAAAAATTGTTTAAATGATTTTAACTTTGAAACCTGTAAATAAAGACTTTATTTGTACACATTGTAACAGTGCCTTTATGAAAGAGAAGACACTGATTGTTCACATGTGCGAACAAAAGCGCAGGCACCTAGCAAAAAATGAAAAACATGTACAGCTAGGGTACGCAGCCTTTGTCAGATTCTATGAATTAGTACAGAAGTCAAAAGATATAAAAACATATGACGAATTCGCACGTAGTCCTTACTACAATGCATTTACAAAGTTTGGTAGTTTTATATCAAATATAAATCCTCTATATCCTGATCATTACATTGACTATGTATTGAAAAGCGGTGTAAAGTTGGATCATTGGTGCAGAGAAGAACTCTACGAAAAATATGTAATTAACTTAATTAAAACTGAAAATGTCGAAACTGCCATGGAAAGAAGCGTATCACATATGATGTCCTGGGCCGATACAAACAAGAGCCTATGGAATCATTATTTCAATTACGTAAGTCTTAGTAGGGCAACTTTTGACATTAAAGACGGCAAGGTAAGTCCTTGGTTAATGTTAAACTGCAAGTCGGGCAGAGATATGCTAGCCAAGTTCAGTGACGAGCAATTAGAAGCTGTGGGCAGTATAATTGATCCCGTGTTCTGGGGTAAGAAGTTTCGTACAAATTCTTTTGATATAGAACTAGTCCATAAAGTAGTTAAGGAGGCAAACTTGTAATGCCTGATATTGATATCGACTTTCCAGACAGAGAAATTGCATTAAATACGCTACAACATGTTACTGCGGTCATAAATGGTAGGGACGGTAGTTTAAAAAAACATAATACTGGAGTATACTGCCATTCTATTCCGTATAATCCTATTACAGGTTTTAGTACAATAGATTATAAAACAGCAGACGCCCGAGGATATTTTAAAATTGATTTTTTAAATGTAAGTGTATATAACGGCATAAAAGACGAAGCTCACTTGATTAGATTGATGGAGACTGAGCCGTTATGGGATCTATTAGAACAAGACGAATTTACAAATCTACTGTTCCATATAAACGGATATGGAGATGTATTACGGGCTATGAAGCCGATGAATATAGAACAATTAGCCGCAGTTTTAGCAATGATCCGACCGGCAAAGAAATATCTGATTGGGAAGACTTGGAACGAAGTGATGAAAGATATTTGGATTAAACCGGAGAATGATGACTATTACTTTAAAAAGTCACATGCTGTAGCTTATGCACAAGTAATTGCAGTACAGATGAATTTGATATGTGAATCGATTAGCTACGAGTTTATATAGAGCGTCTAACCAGTTGTACTGATTTGCGCTTTACTCGCTTTACAGTTAAATTCATAAGATTTACCACTGGCCCTAATACTATACGGGTATCTTTTGAATTAAAAGTTTTAATAGCATACCTAAAAGGTTCTATTGGTACTCTAAGAAAAATGCTAATCGGAACTTGTCTATTTGATTCCCACCACCATGTCTCTCCTAGCTCTAAAAATGCAGTTTTTTCTTCTAATGTCTTAATAGAATTAAGATCGTAGAAACTAGTTACGTACTGATCTTGATTTATTATTATGCCCACGTACTCTTCACTGCCGTAGTTTAATACGGACACAAAGGGTAGTTGTTCTTCTACGTTTTCTCTTAATTTTACCATAAATACATTAGAGGTTGCCGATGCAAAAAATTTCAACGTATTTATATAAGAACAGGTATCAATTGGTTGCTGATTTGGCAGGATTCTTAACGGAGTGGACTATTGTGTATCAACGACAAATAAAAATTTATAATGGTATCGATAATACCCTAGAGTTTGACATTAAGAATGCAGATCAAAAGCGTCTTACACTAGCAGTAATCAACAACGGAGATGTTGTAGAGATAACAGACATTGAGCTAAATGTTATGGATCAAGCGGGATACGCATTAACTAATAGTCCATATACATTAACTCCCAGTGCTACTGTTAAAGGAATTGCTACAGTAACTATTCCTCAGGAAGATTTAGTTGATCTCGAAGATCAGTTTTTAAGATTTAGTGTTACCGCTCAAAATAACGGTAACAATGTTATGCTCTACGGTGATACTAGATTTGGTGCTACCGGAACTATTGAATTAATCGGCAATGCTATGCCGTTAATTCGAGATTCAAAAGTGTATGATGATTTTTACGGTATCGGCGACTTTAATAATACTACTATTACCTACACTAGCAGTTCTATTCCGTTAAAATTTAGAGAGGCAACTCCGCCTACATTGGCCGAAATTGTAATTGCTCTAGATGAGCTTGACGGACTAGTTTGGGTAGAAGCAACTAAAGATACCGTCATAGGCAACGAATCCTTTACCTATAAAGGTACTAAATTAGAAAATCAAACAGTAACTTCAGTAGATACTACAATTACTTTTTCAGATATTGACATTTCTCAATATACATATATACGAGTAAACTACACCAAAAATCCAACAGTAACTACTGGAAAAGTTGTTAATTTTACCATTGACTTTTACAACGCTTGACAACCCAGTGGCAATTTGTTATAATAGGCTATGAGCCTAATAGTCGATACAGTTAGTCAATACTTACCTGCTAAAAGAAAACATACTCCCAGTGGTTGGATAAGTTTCAATGCGCCCTGTTGTGACGATCGTAGACAGCGTGGTGGATTTATTGTTAATGCTGGTGAAGCTATATCGTATCACTGTTTTAACTGTCAATTTAAAGCAAGTTGGCAACCAGGCAGACCTATAACTGCAAAACTGAAGCAGTTAATGAAATCTTTGCATATACCAGACGACGTTATAACTAAACTGTCCTTTGAAGCACTTAGACTTAAAGAAGACGGACCCAGTAAGATAGAAAATTTAGTGCCAACATTTTTACCTAGAGCACTGCCGCAGGATTCACATAGTTTAGATGCATGGTTAGGTATTATTGCTCCTGAACAAGAAGAAAGTTTTGCCAAGGTAGTTGAGTATGTTGTGAATAGGGGATACGATCCATTGAATCAACATTTCTATTGGACCCCAGGATTTGAAAACAGAGTCATACTGCCATTTATCTATCAAGGTCGTACTGTTGGTTATACTGCCCGTAAAATAACAGATGGTAATCCAAAGTACATCAGCGAACAACAACCCGGTTATGTTTTTAATCTAGACAATCAATTTGATGATAGGAAGTATGTAATTGTTACAGAAGGTCCGTTTGATGCTATTAGTATAGGTGGTGTGGCATTACTGGGTGCAGAGATCAAAGCAGGACAACAAATACTAATCAATCAACTGCAACGTGAAGTTATACTAGTGCCCGATAGAGATCATGCAGGATTAGAAACTGTAGAACAGGCAATAAAACTGGGCTGGGCAGTGAGTATGCCAGACTGGGCACCTGGTGTTAAAGATGTTAATGATGCTGTTAAGTTTTATGGTAAACTCACTACGCTATGGATCATAATGAATAATAAATTAAATACAGAGCTTAAAATTCGTTTAAGATTAAAAACTTGGATTAAAAAATGAAACTTATAAAATTTATCGTTTGGCCCTATACATGGGTAAAAGAAAAGATCATATTAAGAAGAAGGATGAAAGAATTACGGCGCCGTGATCCCTTCATTTACAAATGATTACTTGGGGTATTAGTGCCAATAGCCACGATGCCGCGTTGGCAGTATTTCATGACGAGCATATAGTATTTGCCAGCCACAGTGAAAGATTCAGTGGTAAGAAAAATGACGGGGATCTATGCAACGAGATGGTAAACTATGTCAAGACTAAATTTGGTGGCATGCCGGATCAAGTGATATGGTATGAGAATCCTTATTTAAAAACTCTGCGTCAACTACGTGCTGGCCAAGGATGGATGTGGCCAAAGAACAACATAAAACAGTACCTAAGAGATTATGGTATTATTGCTCCAATTAAGTATACTCGACATCATCATAGTCATGCGGCTGCTGGCTATTACACTAGCGGATTTGACGAAGCTTGTGTGGTAGTTATAGATGCCATCGGCGAGTTTACCACATACAGTATATGGCGGGGGCAGGGTGATAAATTAAAATGCATCTACAACATAGGTTATCCTCATAGTCTTGG